TCCGCTTCCAAATCGTCCAACCACGCACCAACGGTGAAAATATTGTAATCAACATCGTTTCCTTTTTCCTGATCGTTTGCCAATATAGCGGAATAAATAAGCGCCCTCAATCCCTTTAATGAAATACCGTTTTGAAAAACGTTTCCGATGTCTTGAAGTGAAATTCCCATTTGTTCGGTAAATTCCGACCAAAAATTCATTGAAAAATGAAGTGTTCGTTTTTTGCCACCGACATTGATGTCAATGTAGCCTTTTTGTTTGTTTGCCATTTTTGTTGTTGTTTGTCGTTAATAAATAAAAAAGCCACCGCCAAAAAATATGACGGCGGCCGAAAATAATAAACTTTAAATTTTTTAGTTTGTGGACTTCGTGATCGCGCCGGTGATTGTAAGTGAACCGGAATAAGTCACGGCCGCTTCCATTTCCCCGGACATTTCAACCGATGTTAAAAATGCTTCGGCGGTATATATAGCGTCACCGCTTTCAGTTGTTCCAAATACACAAGTTAATTGTGTTCTTGCCAATAAGAAATCGGCCATTTCAATTGCGTTTGATGCGTCATCGTAAGCTACAAGGCCCTCGAATGATATTTCACCGCCTTTTACTCCGGCGATATATTCTGAAAATCCGGCGGAATCTTTTGTTGTCGCTTCCGGCGTGTCCATTGATAATGAAAGCGAACAAGATGTCGTGTGTCCGACCGTTGATCCCTCAATTTTTAATAATAAGTTTGTCCCGTTAAAAACTCCCGTTGTTGCCATTTATTTATTTTTTAAGTTTATTAAATTTTTTGTAAATATACGAATTATTTATTTTAATTATTTGATATATTTAACGCCCATAAATGCGTGAACGCCCTCATTGTCCAAAACGATTTCATAATCGGACCATAAATCCAACGGCAAATCGCCCTCGATTTCTGTTTCATCATCAACCGGACGGATTGAATCGCGCCAAAGCACGTCAACGGAATATTTGTCCGCAAATTCCGGCGCTTGTATTTGTTCGCCCTCGTCATTATATTCGCCTTTTTTTGTGCAAATAAAACCCAACTTCACAATTGAATTTTTGTGCGCGGGGTGTTCGTTGCCCTCGTCGTCTTTTATAACGCCTAATTTTTTAATGTATTCGTCCGCTTTTTTTTCGCTTGGAAATTCGTATTTTTTAACTATCATTTTATTTGTTTTAAAGTGTTGTTAATGTTGTTAATTCGCTTGTTGTCAATGTTTCATCAAATATTGCGTGCGCAAACAATTTTCGCGTCATTCCGGTTGTTGTTGTGGTTTCGGCAAAATCTGAAACAATTGCTTCGCCATTTAAAACGTCAAAATCACCCGTCACCGTTCCGGCTTTTATTTGTGATCCATTCAAAAATATTTTAAAAGAATTGCCAAACAAACGAATCGCCAATTTATTGCGCTGAAAAAATGGTATTAAATTTTCACTTGACGTAATTAATGAATTTGCCGTCCCATTGTTTGATGTTGCGCGAACATAACCAAAATAATTTGTGCCGTCTTTTTTAGAATTTAGACGCAAATATTTTGTCAATCCCGCGTTTGTAATGGACAACAACCGCAAAAAATCGTCGGTGTATGTGTCAATTTCAAAATCATAAAAAAACGTCGCATCGGCGCCCAATGTGAATGTGGACGTATTCACACAATCATCAAAATTTCGTGTGACCGCGGACGCTTCGGTTTTAATATATGTACTTGCGCCGACTGATTGTTCAACCTGGCAACCCCATAAATAAACAAATGACGTTGACGTTGAATTTGTTGCGTCAAGATCACCGTCCGATGCTCGCGGTGCAAATAAGGAACTAACCGTTGCGTTTGCGTCCGTTGTGTATTCTAATTGCAAACGAAACCACCCGTTGCCGTATTCCTCAACTTTTGTGTTCCCGGCGGTGAACGTTCCGGCGGCGTTATATGAATAAATTTGTTTTGTGCTAAATTGAAAACGCGCGTCAACGCGGTTCGGATAAACCCCTTGAACCCTCAATGCAAAGTAATCGCCCTCACCTTGTTTGACAAAAACTGATGTTGTCATTTGCAAAGCCGCCGCCGATGATTTTGTTGAAGCATCTACAATATAAGATGATGACGTTGACGTTCTTAAAATTTTGTCGGCGTTTGTTGTGTTTTCCGGTGATGTGATTTGATTCGCCGTTGCGGTGATGTTTAATTTGGTCCACGCTGCATTGTCAAATTCTTCTGATCGGACTTGAATATTTGACGCGGAACCCTCTAAAAGTAAAGACGGACAACCGCCATTGTAATGATTCAAACGCGGTATATTGGCGCTTTTTGTTTCGATTAAACCGCTAACATTTTGACGCGTTGCGTCGTCACCGGTACGCGCAAACGTGAAGTCAAATGCGCCGGAACTTGGAAAAATTGAATAAACTTTTGCGGACTTGTAACCGGACGGAATTAATAAAAATTTTGCTTTGTCTAAAATTGCCATTTTTGTAGTTTGTACAAAAATACAAAATTTTACAATGTTATTTTATGAAGTCAAACATTGAAGTTCCGCATCTGTTAATGCTTCTTTAAATACTGCAACGGATTTGACTTTTCCGTAAAAATCGTCTGAACCGTTTCCAGCGTCAAAACTTAATCTGTCTAATCCAATTAATGTGAATGTGTTTCCGTTGGTTTTTGCTTCTACACCGTCTACCCATAACGCAATATCACCTGATTTATACTTTATAGCAATTTTTGAATAATTTGTAATATCGGTCAATTCCTTGGTGGAATTGACAATAGTAGTACCATTAGCCTTTATTAATAAATTAATTTGATTTGAATTTGTTCTATATCTTAATAAAACCCTATTGTTGGTCGTTCCATCACTTAATGCAATACTTCTAAAAGTTAAATCATCAGCCAAAGCAGCTATCTCCGCATATAGAACCCCCTCTGTTGAGTTTATTAAATCGCTTGAACCTGAATTGTTGCAAACGTCTGCATCTCGTGTTACGGTGCTTCCGCTTGTTGGTATGTAAGAAGTTGCGTATGATAAATCTTCTGCTTGTGCGCCCCATATAATTACCTCACTTAATGTTGAAGAACCTCTAAAATCTACTGCATAAAAAGAAGCTAAACCAGTGGAATTTGATGAGTTTACTTCAAATCTCTGCCAATTTTCCGTAATCGTGAAAAGGTTATTTGTGTTTGAATTATGACTTAATAAATTAACCGTACCTGTTCCGCTTACTGTTTTAGCGTAGATTGTTCTTGTCGTCGTGGTAGTTAAACCTGAATTTAAATAAAGTATTCCGCTTCCACCATCTTTTGTTACTTTTAATGCGTTGTTACTTCCGTCAGGCGCTAAAAACCCTGTTTCTGTTGTTACTTCATTACTACTCCAAAAGCTAAAATCTTCTGAATAAGTTAATAAATTAGTTGACTGCGGTTCTAACAACAAACTCCCCGTTCCGTCTGTATAATCTATTCTTGGTAAGTTAGTGTCTGTAACATCTGCTACAAGTCCTTTTTCGTTTACTCTTGTGGCTGTTGTGCCTCTTGTAAAGTCAAAGTCTGCGTCTATTACTTCTTTGACTGATACGTTGTCCAAAGAAAACCCAGTACCTCTTGATAAACCCCTAAATCTTATTATATTACCACCGTCACCGTCAAACAATATTGAAAAAGAGGTTTGGCTTGTTATTATTGCACTTTGTATAAAAGAAACGCCGGTGTATAAATCAAATCTATAATCTGTTGTAAAATCAGATATTTCAAAATTAATTAAATACTTTTTTCCAACTACAAAATCTAAACTTTGCAAACACGTGCCAGTCGCTGAATTGTCGTATATTGCTTTTCCATTTGATATAGTCCACCCGCTTTGTAAAGTCCAATCGCTATTAGTTGCAAAATCTCCATTAGTAACTAATTCACTACCAAAAGTTTTAACTGGCTTAACACTATGTAAAGACCCATTATCGTAAGCAGTAGGGGTTGTAATTATCGACGCTTTTTGTAATAAATTCGGCATATTAAAATGAACAAGTTTCGAATTCTGTTAATATTTCGGTTGTACCGGCGGAATTTTCAAAATATGTTGACCGCGATTGTAAGGCACCCAACAATTGATTGATTTCGTTTGGCGCAACGCCCGTTGTGATTTGTAGACCTAATCCAATCATTTAATTGGTTTTATCTTAAATAACAAATAACCTTGCCCGATGCACAATCAACGTCGTCAAAATTGCCGTAAATGATTGATCCGGCACCCAATGCCAAAGACGTGATTGAAGCATCACCGGCCGCGGCGTCAATGTCGCACGAAATTGTTGACGCTTCGATTGCTTGAATTGCGCAAAAACTTTCGCCGGCAATTGATGTTCCGGACGCCGGAATGATACGCAAACCATTGTCGCCAAATGAGAGTTTTTGAAAATCGCTTGAATAATATAAATTTGAAGCCATAAAATTTTTTTTTGTTTATTATCTACAAAAATACAAAATTTTAAATTGTTGTTTTTGGCTTAATTCCGACCTTGACCGATGTATTTTTTTTTGCGTTGGGACAACGATTTGTTTTTAGAATGACGCCCGGGACGTTTTTTTCGTTGCTTCTTAAAAAAAGAATTTATTTGTTTTTTAGCCATTTTATTTTTTCCAGGTTTTGACAATCTTTTCCGCTGAACGTGCGCCAAAATAACCGCCATAAACAAGCAGCAGCAACGACGACAACAAATCAATCCATTGTGGCGCAATATTAAAGCCACCAATCGACGAATCTAAAATAATATAAATAAACAACGTCAACGTCAAAAAAGCCAATACAAGCGGCCGAATGTTTTGTGTTAAAAACGAATCGGTTGCATTGTCGGAAACCCAACGTTTTGTGACCTCTTGCATTTCAATGACGTCAAATTCTAATTCAGCCAACAACATTTGTTTGTCGGCTTCGGACAATTGGCCGTCGCTTTTTATTTTATCGCTTAATTTGTTCAATGATTCAATCCCGGTAATGTTCCCGGCAATGTCCAAAATTTCCGGCGCAACATCTTTTCCACGGGCCACCAACCACCGCAAAGCATCACCAACGCGCGTTGTTCCGTTTTTATCTTTATACGATTGTTTTGCCATTAATTTGTTGTTTTATCAAATCGAACTTTCTGATCGCGAATGTCAACGTGTGTAAACGTATTGTATTTTCCAACGCCGCCGAAATTTAGAATTTTCATTTCAATTAATTCGTCAATTAAACGATACAATTCAAACGGGTGTTTTGATTCGGCCACGATGTCCGCGGCTTTTCCCAATTTGTGTTGTGAATGTTTGGCGCCATTGATGTGATTGTCATTGTAATCGGCGCAACGAAAACCGGAATTTATTTTAATTGGGACGCCCAAATAATCACGCAAAATCTGTAATTGTTCGGCCAATTTCAAAAGATTGTTTTTGACGTTGGCGGTCATTTTACATTCGCAACCTTTTAAATTTCCTTTGCATTCGAATTCAGAAATTTGAAAATTTTTAGTCATTTTCTTTTCCTTTGTTTTTGTTGAGATAATACCAACGTTGTGCGGTGTACCCAACAGAAATCAACAATAATACAATTTTTAAAATCTCATCAACCGCAGTAAATGAAACGACAAAAGAAAAGGTGTTCAATAAGTATAATTTTAAATCATTCATTTTATTAAATTTGTTCGATTTTGTTTGACAATTCAATGATTGCCCGATAATATGTAAAGTCACTCAAATCGTCTTCCAAATATTTTACGCCCTCGTTTACGCTTGTGTAAACATTAAATCCGTCACTATTTAAATTAAAATAGCCACCCGACCGGGTTCGCAAAATTGACAAACAACCCTCAACCATTATATTGACGTCTAATTCACCGCCGTCGTTTGAACTGTAACGCGTCACGCATTCGATTCGTGTGATTGTTTCGGTTGTGAATGACGTTTGGTTTTGGTCCGTTTCGTCGGTTGAAACTGAATAAACTTTTATAAATGGATAGGTTGCATCGGTTGGAACTCTATTGTAAACCGAAACGGCGGAACCGTCAATCGTGACGTTGCCGGTTAATTTTGTGATAATTTCTTTGCGCACAAATCGAATTGGATCCTTCATTATTTTATTGATTTTTTAATTTCACCATTAAGGCGATTGAATAAATTTTGAAACCCAACGCGCGCGGAACTGAAAAAAAACGGACGCGCCGGCAAATTGACCTTTCGGCCGGTTTTACCTTTAAATTGCCTTGCGTATCTTTCCGGAATGCCTAATCGCAACATATCGTCCAAATCAACGTCGTCACCGGTCCCAAATTCAACATAAGGCGCATAATGTGCCGCGGCAATCACATTCAACGTTTTACCGCTTCTTTGTGCGCTAATTGATTGTTTTAACGTGCCTTTGTCAACCGGCGCGGCACGTTTTGCCAACCTTACGATTTCCAGGCCGGTTTTTCCCAATTCATTGGAAACTTTTTGCGATTCAAACGCGCGAAGTTTGTCCAACTTTTTGTTGAGTTTTGACAAATCCGAAGCGTTTATTTTTATGTTTACGTCCATTTATTGTGATTTTGTCGCCAATAGTTTTGTAAAGAAATCCAAATCAAATTCAAATTTGTCGTTGATCCGGTATTTTTGCGTTGCACCCTCTAATGTGAACACGTCGCCCAACTGAATCAAATCGGCGGTGTTTTTACGCATTGTAATTTCAACGTCAATGTCTTGACCTCTTTTTCCGAGTTTGTCCTTTATTTCGCCCTTAATTTGCGTTAAATGGCACCAAACCGTTGCAACGTCCGACAATGTTGAATTGTAACCGCCGAAACCGTCGGCAACCTTTGTGAAACGTTTGATTGTGATTTTAGAATCTAATTTCCCGGCTTGCATCAAACGAACATTGATTTGAATGAAGTTAATATATTTTTTGTGCTTGACGGTAATTCGTTCAAGTTCACGCCCGTGACAAAATCCGTTCGGTTGTCGTAATAAACGGAAATCAATTGTAGCATCGCTTGTTTGATTAATGGATTGTTAATGCCGTTTGTTATGTATGTGATTTTAACACGTTCGGCCGGGCCTTGATCCAATTCGATTGTCACATTGTCCAATCCTAAAATTTCATAATCGGTTGTGGTTGTGCCGTTGATTGTTAGTTGCGAAATACTTGCAACCGGACCAAATGGCAAATCAAAAACGCCGTTTGTTTTTTCCAAATAATACGTTCTATTTTTCGCAACAATATCGCGCGAAATGTAGTTTTCGCACCAAATGCGCGCTTGTGAAATCATTTCACCGATTAAAGTATCGTCGGCGGTTGTATCAATACGAACGTAATCTTTGACATTTTGGGCCGTCAATAATTCCGAACCGGTTGTTGAATTAATCTTTATTTGTCGCATCGTCTTTTGTTTCAACTTGTTCAACTTTCAATTCCTTTGTTTCAATTTTGGCTTTGCTTTGCTTTTTAACTATTGGCGAAGCGTAACCCCTGGAAATCCAATTGGCGGCGATGTGATTTGGCAATTCGATTTTGTCACCCTCATCGTAACGTTTTCCGCCTCTTAAAATTGAAGTTTTAATTTTTAATTGCATAACTAAATATTTTTGTAAAGATAAAAAAAAAGCGCCACATTAAATTGTGACGCTTTTCCGAATGAAAACAATATGAAAAACATTAAAGTATTGCAAAGTTATTAAAATTATTTGAATATTTTCTCATTCCCAATGTAAACGATTTCAAAACGCCGTCGTTTTTAATTATGAAAAAACCGTTTCGTTGTTTGGAATATATGGCGAAAAAATCAACGTCGGTTGTTTTATATTCGTTTTGATTTCTGTCGGACAATCTTATTCGGTTGCGCGTTCTGTTGTCCTCGTTAATGGCTTTTATTTGTACTTTGAACAATCCTTTTGGCGAATCAACAATGCAATCATAAACGGACGTGTGAAGCAGCGGAAACGAAACTAATAAATTGTTTTTCATCGCTTCAACGGCGAAAAGGTATTCGGCAAAACAACCAAATTGATTCGGATTCATTTTATAAAGTTATAAAAAAAGCGGTTAAATTAATAACCGCCTTTTCAAATCAAACTAACTAATAAAACTAATCATCGTTGTTTAAGGCCAACGAAAAGCCGATAAGATATAAAAATATTGCGCCGATAATATCGCTATAAAGAAACATTTGACGTGTGGCAAAAAACCAAAACAACATTGTTAAAATAAAGTTAAGAAATTTTTTCATAGTTGGTCAGCTTTGAAACAAATATTTGAACAAACAAAAACGTCCTCAAACAATTTGACGCCGCAAACACGGCATTCGAATTCCGGTTCGTCGTCCGGGAAATAATCTAAACCCCACGCCATTAGTTAATATTTAAAAAGTTCAACATTCTATTTAAAAATTTATCGAATTTGCTTTGAGATTCCAAATTTTCGATTTCTTTTTTCGTGTAAACATTCACACGTTTTCCGTCGTGAATGATTGTCAATCCGGTTGTTGTTTTCATAATTGTTTTTTTTAAAATAAATCTTCTAAATTAAAAGCGCTTGACAATTCGTCAATTGCGCCGTCTATTGAATCAATGGCAGTTTCAATCGCCGTCATTTTATCGTCGTGGATTTGAGCCGCTTCGCTTTCGTGCCACTTTTCAGACCTTTCGTCCATTGCCCATTCCATAGCTTCAAATTTGTCTTGTAGCTTTTCTTTAAGATTGTTCAGTTTAATTAAATTTGCTTTCATAATTATAATTGTTAATTTGATTTTTCAAAAGTACATTTTATTTTGGAATTAAAAAAATATTTTCACTTTTTTTTGAAAGTTTTTTTTGTTTTTTTTGTTTCTTATCTGTTGGGCGCCCTAAAATAAAGGCATAAAAAAAAGGCCCGGAATAAATCCAGGCCTTTGTTTTTGGTTGGTATTCCGTAAAATTACGGTGTTTCCAAATCAGCAATTGCAGCAGCAAAAGTTCCCTTAACAAACGCGTTTGGTAAGTAATTAGTCAACGCGATTCTCTCGCTTACTCTTACAGTCACAAAACCGTCACGAACGTTTGTTCCGTCCTCTTTAAAGAATTCAACGTTGATTCCGTCACGAACCCAAAGTTGTGTTCCAACGCCAAAGTTTCCGATTAAGAAACTACCGGCGGCGATTGCAGTATTTAAAACAACTTTCACGCCCATAAATACGGGTTGCAAGCCTTGATAAACTTGTTCTTTTAAGTAGTTGTTTTGACTGTCTTTCAACAATAGAATTTTGTGAAAATCAGAAGGGTTCAAAAGAATTGTATCGGCGTTATAGTTTGCCAATGCTAATTGATTCAAACACGCAACAATTGCGTCAAATTCATTTGCGTTGTCAACTGAATCGGCTAAATCACCGGCAGCAAATGCGGTCGCTGAATTTATGATCCCGCCTAAATCGTTACCGGTTAAGATGTTTGCATCTTCAACGTCTAACAATTTTTCCGGCGCACGGCTTGACAAATATGAAGTCAATTGTGCGGTATCGGCCAACATTTCCTCGCTAATTCTGAAATACGTTCCAATTTTTTGAACGTTTGCGGAAACGGCGGTCATATCGAAATCCGATTGTGTCAATGTTGCACCCTCGGCCGTAATTGCAGCGCCATTTGAATAGCCACTTTCTTTAACGTAACGAACAACATCGGATTGTGTTGAACCTTGCGCCAATAATTGACGAATATGTTGTGGACGACTTGGATCAAATTTGAATCCTGGCACGCGGTCCGCGGGGATAACTTCACCCGTATAATCGGCACCGGTTGTCATATCGGCTTTTATTTCGAATGCTGCACTTCTTGAATGACCTTTTGCCATTTTTTCGATTGCACCATTTGAAAACGCTTCATTTAAAGCGCCTTTGAATGACATTCTTTTTTTAGCGCTGAATTGCTTTTTGTTAGCAACTTCAATCGCGTCTAATCTCTCATTTAATTTTGTTGCCATTTCAGAAACTTCATTTTTCACAATGTCGTTTGCTTTTACAACAACCGCATCAACAACCTCGTTGTTTGATTTCTCGATTTTTGAATCAATGGCGCTATTAAATTGGTCCAATTGATTTTTGATATTTTCTTCCATTTTTTAGTTTTTAAAGGAATTTAACAAATAATTTAACACTTCTAAATCATCGTTTTTTGCTTCTACTTTCGGCGAAGTGATTTCATCAACCGGCTTCGTGAATTCCACAAATAATGATTTTAATTTTAATATTTCCGCTTCGATTGCAAATCCCATTTCGTCGGAAATTGAACCTTTGCGAATAAGTTTCGAAAGATTGTCATATCTTTTTGACAACTTCTCAACGTCAATATTTCCTTTGACGTCTAATATTTTGGCTTGATCGTTGGCCGCTAATGTAACGGCGCTAATTTCGTACAATTTAACTTCTTTAATTTCACGATAATCGCCCTTATTTTCTTTTTGGATTGGCATAATACCGACCGAATTTTCGGTGATGACGC